GAAGCACACCGTCGGCCGCAAGGTCTACGGCGGGCAGAAGCTGGACCTGCCGTCAGATCTGAAAATCCGTTAGGCTTTTTAACGTTATAGCTATAGATGATCACAACCTCATCGAGGTCTCCATCTACGTTGTAATAACTTCTGTATTCGTGTTTACGGAAGTAGTAGAGACGGTAGTTTGCCTTGGTAGGACGAATGTAAAAGATGCCTTTACCATCACAAAGGAAGTAGTCCCAGATGGAATCAAGCCGTGTATCGAGCTGGTTGTATTTAATTACACGATCAAGGAAGTCTTTACGTTGATTGCCAAAGTTATCTTGAGAAGGAAAGAATTCGACCCCTTGTCGAATTCCAAACATCTTCATCTGGGCCAGGTGAGAGCCCACGACCATGGTGTCGACATGAGACGATGCATCCTTTTCGATGGTTGCATCAATAATCTCTTTTAATCTTGCCTTAGCGTCGACAGCCATTAACTATTTCCCCTAAGCTTCAAGATACAAGTTTGTTTTGAAAGCCTGCAGGAAGTGCGTGGCCCAGCTGGGGACCATAGAAGAATCCTGCGTTACCCATTGGAATCATACCAGGAATAAGTTGCGCTTGCCTGAACCTCACATCAATCGCACCTTCCCTGCCAGGTTGATCTTGTGGAAATACGCTTGCGGGAGTTTGTGGCAAATTAAAAAGTTGTGGTCCTGTACCAGGAGTAGAAGTGCCTTGCTTAGGGATTACAAAACTAGGACCAAACGGGTTACCGGCTTGTAGCATGTCTACACCGGAGAGATTTCCTCCTACAGGAATACCGCCTTGAATTCTCATTTCAACAGTATCTCAATCTTTTTATTTTACTCTTCTATAACTTCGTATCCAGAAGCATCATTGATTTTTTTAAGGATAATTCCTTCTCCTTTTAGATTCCATTCAAGAAGATCTCCTTCTTTCCAACCAAGATCTTCAATAATTTCGTCAGGAAATTGAATAAAGAGTTCTCCCGTGACGTCGTCTTCCTGGACCTCAAGAATGTACTCGGTCATTAGCGTCAAAGCTTTTCGATAAGCTTATCAAGTTTTTGGTTGATCTGCTTGAAGTTATCATGCATCTGCTGGAGCTCCCTAAGGAAATCAGCTTTGAGTACGTACTCAAGAGGCATTCGATTAATCTGTTCTTGTAGGTTGTCTACTCTTCGCTCATTATCTAGAATGCGTTCATACAAGTGTTGAAGTTTTTCTTGAGAACGGCCAAAGATACCGGCGTAAATGGAGCCCACGTTCAAAAACAATACCTAGTAGTATTTTACGGTCAGTAATCAAGGTGAAGATTACCCTTCCGCATAAGACCGGTAACCAACCACACTAATGCGTCGACACAGTCATCATGGCTACTTACACCGAAATTTGTGAGTTCCTCGAAGAGATTTGTGAAGTTCCTGAAACGATTGAAGATAATCTTTCGGTCTTCAAACATTCCAATAATTCCTCTAAATCGTGCCAGCTTATCTGCACGGAATCCTTTGACTGGATGCCAAATCAAATTATAAAGACCTTCATTATTTAAACAAACTCTTTTGAAATCAGCTTCCAGGGAGGCTTGGTACTGTACAGCTTCAGACCAGATGTCACACGTAGAGTATGTTGGAAAGTAATTTTTATTTTCGTCTTGGGCAATAATTGACCAATCGCAAAGTAGTTCTTTAAGTGCATCAAGTTTTTCTAGGTTACCCATTACACGAATACGTCTGTAATCAATGATGTGAATACGATCATCAATGCGTCCACCAAGTACAAATACGGTGTAATCATTCTTTTCTTTAACGCCAGCAGACAAGTCAACACCTATACCAAGCGTATCGAATTCAGTAGCAATTTCAGCTTTAACAATTAGTTCTGGTGCCAGGGAGAGTTCGTTCTGCCGGACGATCTGATTCATGTACTGGAACGAAAAAGCAATAGGTGCTTGCCTTTTCTTTTCTTTTAAGTATTCAAGTGACCACATATCAGGCCAATATGACAACTCTTCGCCTGTTTTGGGATCAGTTTGAATTGCTGAAAGAACAATCTGAGTCCAATTATTTTGTTCATTAAATGTAGTCGCGTGTATGTCATCGTGCCTAAATCGAGTACCAAGGCAAATAGCCCTGCCACCTTCAAACATGGTAGGAGCAATCACCGCATTCCAGTTATCCTGCATCATCTTACGAATGTCTGGATTACTGATGTCAGCAGCAGATTTTATTGCGTCATCGATACAAACTAAATGGCTACGTTTGGATGTAACTGAACCCTTTAAGCCTGCGGCACATAACGTAAATTGCTCATCACCTGTTACATCAATGCCAGCAAATTTATGATCAATAGACCAGTACTCATTACTGGTTACATTTTTTAATAGACGTACAGAAGGAAATACTTCTTGGTACCTTTTGCTTTCAATAATACGTTTAATGGTTGCTGATTTAGATCGTGCAATATCTACCGTGTAAGAAAGATAGAGAATTTGTAGTGGTTTCTTGGCTAGTGTATGAACGCCAATTGCCCATGCAGTAAATAGTCCCAAGATCGTAGACTTGGCACTACCTCTTGGCGCCAGCAAATCAATATTGGGCCCAGCAATACCTACTAAACAGCTGCTATTTCGTTTGGTTACAAAGTGACGATGCCACTCTTTATGATGTGATGCTGGAGGTTTGTCTGCTACGTACTCACAAAAGAAACCAAAATCTTCTTGTGCTTTCTTTAAATCTTCTTTGTTATCAGCTGCTTTAACTAAATGGTTTTTAGCTGCGGCACGGGCATTGCGACGATAAGCAAGGTGCACGTAGCTTGGCATGATTTAGTACCAGGAGTTACTGAATACTAACTCATTTTGCCTGTTTTTGTTTTTGCTCTTTATACTTCTTTGCTTTATCAAGAGCTGCTTTACGTTTCTCTTGATCTGTCATTTCAGATCCATCTTCTTTCTTGGCTTCTTTCTTTTTGAAATGTGCCAGGAGTTGTGGGGGCATTCCAGATTTAGACATTAGTCTCTATTTGCATAACCGGCACCCATGCGGATACCGGGACGACGAGGTTGTTGTTGGCTACGGTTTTGATCAAACCCTTGGCGATCAGCAGGAGGCCTCTGCTGGGGCGAGGAAGGTGGCATAGCTCCTTGCTGCGGGGGAGGTGCCGCATTGCCACCAAACTGCTGGATGTAGGCGTCATAGGCCCCCTGGAACGAAGCGCCAGAACCTTGCGGACCTACTTGACCTTGCTGTCCCATGCCGAAGCCTGGAAGGTTGGGACCAGGGCGATTAGGCGGTTGTTGCGGTTGATTTTGCGCACGGCGAGTGGCATCTACATTCGCTGCCTTTTCACGCTGGTTTTCCAGAAGGTGACGGTAATAGTCCGATCCACCAGCTGAGGAATCGTTAGGAGGCGTTGGCTGACCAGTACCTCCTGCCGTAGGACGCGGAGTGGTTGCACCCATATCACGTATGACTATTATCTTTTATTTTACTTGACTTACTCTTCTAGTTGCATGCGTGCCCATACGCTCATCGACGCTTCGTGCAGAGGGCCTTCAATTGGATCATCCTTAAAAACAAACATGAGTTCCCTAATGGCACGATCTGCACCGGCCATCAACAAGCCTTTGCGATCCTTAGCGGAAGTAAATTGATCTATCTGTGCAATGGTTCCACGTAATTCTTTTTGCATGGAAGCAATGCGTGCAACACCTGCATCACGTTTAACTACGAGGTTTTCAATGTCTTCCCGTAACTTGCGGATGTCTTCTTGCATCTCTTCAATCTCATTAAGCAGGACTTGCCTGTGGTCCGGCTTAGGGTAATTATCTTTGACCCACGCTTCACATGCAATAATGCTACCTTCATAGCCAAGGAACTTGGCATAAAGGTAGCACTCAATAGTGGAATAATTATCGCTTGCAAAAGAACAAAAAGATTCTTTAGTAGCTGAGTCTAAATTATCAACCCAGACATTAAAGACCTCAATATCGATACGCCTGTCGTGCTTGCTGGACGTCTCGGGCTTCGTCTTGCTGGCTATACTGCTGCCTTTGTTCAGCAAGCTGCTTTTGTTGAGCTGTGGCATCCTCTAATTTTTTCTTGGAGTATTCGTATGCTACACCAGCAGCTTTTCTGTAGGTTTCCAGGGGGAAATCTACATTGCTATCAGCTTTCTGACTTTCGAACGGATCAGCTTCTTGCCAATTTCCCGTGTCGTCTTTATAGCCCCAAGTTTGCGCCACAGCTTTTAGTGCAACTAATGTGTTAAAGATTATTACCCAACTTGTCGTTGGCGACTTTTGATATCAGCTAAACGGTCAAGAAGAGTTTGAAAGTCTTGCAGAGAGATGGGTGAATCATCTCCCATGGGACGAGGCGGCTCTTGCGTAGGGGGTACTTGACCTTGAGGCTGCATCAGAAGTTGCTCATCATTTGAGCAAGACCTTGGGCATAGATGTTGGGACGAGCAGAAATGTCCTTCTCACGCTGCTGACGAATCTTGGAGGTTTCCAGTCGCCCCAGGAGGGTTTGGAAGTCGCTCAGTGCAGCTTGCCCCATGCCACCATACTGGCTCTGGAACATCTGCTTATTAATATCATCAAGGCGTGCTGCAGCATCTTTGTCACCAGCATCTGCTTTAGCTTTTAAACCAGTGTAATAAGCGTCTTGATCGTAAGTAGCAGCCATTTTTAAAAGACTTTAGTTTCTTAAATTATAGCAAGGTTAGCTTTATGACCAGAAACCTTGCGTCAAGTTAGATAACACATTAGCGTTTGCAGCAATTCTTTGAGTTGTTGCAGCGCCTTCATTTTTAATCTTCTGTACATTTTTATCGATCTCGCCTTGCAGTGAGATCAAGCCAGAATCAATATCAAACTGTCGCTTTTGACGAAGAGCTTGTTGGTATTCTTCAATTTCTGCTGGCGTACCACTAAATGACGTAGGTGTTCCAGGAGCAGCAGCTGTGGTCCCTGACAGTGCTTTAAATGGATCTTTGCTTGGATCGTAGGTAAAAGTACGTTTTCCTGTTTTGACTGTTAATCCTTTTTCATCTGTAGTCGTACCTTGCTTACCATACATTGTGTCATAGTAAGAAGATAAGTAATTGTCGTTAAATTTATTTTGATATTCACTACCAGCTTTAATTGTATTTACAAGATCACCAAGTTTGTATTCACCTGTTTTATATAGATTTTCAAATCCTGCAAGCTCTTCCTCCGTTGCGGCCCTGCCAAGAATATCTTTATAAGTTTGACCAGCAAGAGTTTTGGTTTTACCAGCTTGAGTAGCTGTTGCTGACTCCATAAGGGAGTTAATGTCTGCCTGAG